TCAAGTTTTTACCTTCTTCTACGTTCTCTGCGCCATCTTTTCTCAACGGGAAATTGATCCATGCCGGTGAGTTTAAAAAAATCAGAAAACAGCATCCAATGCGTAGGTTTATCTTTTTTATCTAAATCCTGACAATTGGAGTGTGAAATCTTGTTAAATTTATCAAAATCTTTATCTTCCTTGTTAGATGAGCAATGCCAACATTTTCCATAAGATTCGAAGAATGGTGGTCCATTTAAAGTATCATACCATCCATGAGTGATTATCTCTTCTTCGTTAATCCAAATAACTTCTGGATCATGCATATCTGGCAATTCTTTTTTAACAGAAATCCAATAACTATTCTTTATCATCAACAATACCCAACTTCTCTTTTAGCTCTTTTACCTTTCTCCAAGGAAACTGTTCCATTGAAGGAATCCCATACGCCTTCAGCACTTTTTCCTCAAGCCCTTCAGTTTTGGCCATTACTTGCTTCAACCAATAAGCTTGCTTACTCGAAATATAATCAGATTTCGATTCTGGGGCACTTATTTGCGTAGGCCTAATATCATTTATGGTATTGCCATCATCATCTCCCTCGCTTGTTGCTAGGCCACAAATTGAGGCGTATGCATAGCGCTTAATGTAAGAGATTGCTGACCCATACTTCTGAACATCTGTAGGATCCTTTAATAAAATCAGAGCACGACCACCATCCTCTTGGCCAGAAGCATGCTTTATCTTGGTAACAAGGTAATTATAACCATCTTGTGAGTCGGGATACTGGGTAACCGACAACCCATACTTAGTTAATGCAGGGCGCGATGCTTTAATTAAATCCTTAAGGGTAGAAAAGGAACTCTTAAAGTGAGGATTATAGCCAGTCTCTTCAGCTATGAGCATCTCAGATTGGGCCTTAGCAAGCGCTGATGCGAGATTATTATTGTCCATTTAGTTCCTTCTTGTTGTTTTCCATATATTCATGCAACGTCATTAACACATCAGATTTTGCTAAAAACTCATTAAGAGCCTGGTCTACCACCTCCTGTATAGGCATTCTTTTCCAATAAGCATACGCTTTAATCATCTGCAAGGTAGATGCACCAACAAGAAATGTCGTACGCTTTGGTTGGCTAATGCCATCACTTTTCCTAACCCTCTTCCTAATCTTTGATTCCATGTATATTTTACTCATTAAAATGATTAAACCTGTTAATAAATAGTATATATATAACTAGTAGTTTATCAAGTTAAAAAGGAAGAAAGTGACGTTAAAGGAAAAGTTTATTGATCTTGAACAAGATTTTATTATGCAGTGGGCTGAGTATATAAAATTAAGCAATGAGCTTGATCTTTTCAGGGGTAAACCAATCACTGAAAATAATACTAACGATATAAATCGCCTAGTTAGACAGATTCAAGAATCGTTCATAGAGATGTATCCAATCTTTGTTTTTATTGCCGAAAGACAAGCATTTTGCAATAAAGCAGTGGCTGATTACCATCAGTTTATAGATGACATTAAAAAAGCAGGCGCAACCGAAGAACCTACACGCGAGGCAAAGGCATGAAATTAACCGATGAAATACTAAAAAATAAAACTTCCGAACAAAAGAAATCCTATCTCGAAAAGTATCGTACTCTTCTTCACAACCAAATCTACGAAGTAAGCACCTCAATTATGTCCCTTGAAATAGAGATCCAAAATAACAATATTGAGAAGATAGTTGCCGAAAGAATGAAGACCGTTACCGATAGCAAGAAATCATCATCAAAGTTGGGCCAAATTTCAACGATAGAGTACGACGACTTGATGTATGAGCTAGAACACTACCCTGACTTAATTCAATCAATACAAGACCATTTTAAGATAGATTCATTAGGTGAGTTGAGTAGAGTAGATCTTCAGTATGTAAAAAATAAGATCAGAACCCTGAAGAAGGTTCACGAAAATAGGGATTAAATAAAAAGAGGATCGAGAAGTTTCAGCTTCTCGATCCCGTATATCTGTGGGATACCCACAAAACCATGAATATCTCTAATTTATATATTTAGCTGTTTTTAACAATATACTCTTTAACCTTCATGAGCGTTAAGAATAATTCAATATCTTTCCCTAATCGCAAAAACCTGTGCAGGGTTTCTCTATTTATACCAATATCTTTTGCTAAAGCTGACCGACTGATTTTCTTTTTAATAAGAATATCAGTCAACTGCAAACGAATATGTTGTTGATTGTCGATTATTTCTTTTAAAGATTCTTTATTTTCCATAACTTCTCTCTTTATCTTGTTGACTACTTAGGTATATTTATGTATGCTTATGTATATCAGTGAATGCTGATGTACATAGTAACAATTAAACAGAATTTTGTAAATTATTAACTGCAGGATGATCAAATGAGAATAAAGTATTCAGTTGAAAAATACAGGATCACTGAGAAAAATTTAAGAAAACTGATGTCAGAAATAAATAGAATTGGCTATTACCTTTATAGCATGAGTGACTCAGAATTAGTAAATCATCTCTGCAAGAAATACAACATTCTGAGCCTTGATTGTCTACGCGAAGAAGATTATGAAGAAATTATATGTGACTTTTATGAAGATCTATCAGAATTAAATGCGAAATACGCTTGTTAAGTTCTCTAGAGAAACACAGCCCGGACTCACTCCGGTGTTGCTTACCCGGGCTGTGATATAAATCTAATCTGATAGATATTCAATAACTATAAGAAGTCCATCGCCACCATTGCCGCCAAAGGTAGCTGATCCGGCAAAACTTCCGCCACCACCGCCACCACCGCCAGGAAATCCTCCATTTCCACCATCAGCTCCGGTGCCACCACCACCTCCTCCAGTACCGCCGCACAGAAAATTAAGGCCACTCGGGGTTGGATAACCATCAACTCCAGAACCTCCATCTATACCAACAGCGCCGCCTACTCCACCAGCTAGTATTGTAGCGCTGGTTCCTCTAGCAGTTACCCTACCTCCTTGACCTCCCGCTGATGGGACGGTAAAGCTTCCGCCACCGCCACCTCCACCAGTTGGCATCATAGCGCCAAAAACATTAGAGAATCCACCAAGCCCTACACCACCATTTGACTCAGATGAACCGCCCTGATTAGCAGTTAAATTAGTTAAAGAGACGAGTTTTCCACCAAGCGCACTCCCAAAAGCACCACCTTGACCAGGGCCATTATTCACACTCTCTGTTTGCCAATTACCAAATCCTGTATAAGTTCCATTAGTTAATGAACTGGTAGCGCTTAACCCTAGGCCCCCAGCACCAACAACAATAAAATTGACAAGCAGCCCGTTATCTATTGCTGATTCTGGAATTTTATAATGCATAGAGCTACCAGATCCACCGCCAACTCCACCAAAAACGCCGCTGGTAGCACCAATTCCTCCTCCACCACCTCCCCATCCCCAAACTTCTACAACTTTCGCAAGGGGGTCTTTGGTGAAATCATAGGTGCCTGGCGTATCAAATACGGTTGTCTTTATATTTGAACCTCCCGATATAGAAGCTCTTATATCGAGACTGTTCGATCCGGGAATAAAAGTTATTGATCCATCACCGGAAGTTATGGTAGCAAAATTGGGACTACTTCCTGTCGAGGCTATAATAACCTGCCCATCAGTGCCAGCCGATGTCCAACCAAATGCGCTGGTAGATCCCTGACTAAAAGGAACCGCATTCGTAGTCTGAGTACCAAGCTTAGACGCAAGACCAACAGGAGTAACTACATTAGTAGAGTTAGTGCCAGTGCGAGTTTGTGCACTTGTAGCAAGGGTAGTTGCTCCAATCTGTGCGGTTGTTGCGGTAGCAATGGTAATCGTTTCAGTATTTGTGCCAGGATTTCCTGTTACGAATAGTGGGTCAGTCCCCATAATATTCAAATTACCCACGACATCTGGAAACACTTCTACCGCATCATTGCCAGTCGTATTTAAAATACCGCCAGTAGAACTCCCAGACTCTAACGGGGACCATATCGCCCTAATTCCAGCTGAAGATGCATTGCCTTCAAGGGATACCAAGCAAAATATTCTATCAGTGGTAGTGTTGAGCCAAAGATCTAAAAGAGAATACCCAAACCTATCGAATTCATTTGGGTCTCTTGTGTGAAAGCTACAGTTTGGTGGTTGTATCGCCTTGGTTCCACGATACTGTAATCCACCACCAGAACTATTTAAATTACTCATAGATCACCCCTTTGGTTAATAAGTGATTCTATTGAACAACAGGCTTAATAAACGAGTTATTACTTACATCATAAGTGTCCCCAATATTGGTATGACCAGTTGGGCATTTAACTACCATATGATCACGAGGAGGGAGAAACTCTCCCCCCTCCCAAATAATTACATTAACTACTTTGTTTTCAGCATTAACAATTGCAAAACGTGACATTATTTCTCCTTAATAAATTTCAATAACCCATACTTCACCGCGACCGCCGTCACCACCAGCACCAGACGTTGTGCCGTTAATGGATCCACCGCCACCGCCACCGCCGCCAGAAGGGATACCGCCATTTCCACCATTTCCCGCAACACCGGCAACCATTCCGCCGCCGCCGCCACCACCAGTTCCGCCAAATACTATTCCGCCAGAAGCATTAACCGCATCAGTCCCAGCGCCTCCATCAATAGTTCCTGTTGATATACCACCAGCGCCACCCGACAAGGCAACCTCTGGAGTTGCTATTAGATTTGCTCCGAAAAACACAACGTCACCACCATTGCCAGCTTGACGAGCAACCACCGCATCAGCACCCGATCCGCCACCACCACCAGTACCTACCTGCTGCGATATCATAGTTAGAGCAATTGACCCAGTTGCTCCCGATGGAGATGCATTTGATCCCGCTACATTTCCACCATTTCCTGCTGCAGCAAGCTGAACGCTGGTGTTTGTACCCATGTTATAAATAAAAAATACATTATTAGCCCCCGCTGCTGCCGTAGTTACCGTACCGCCAACCGATTGCGTTGCCGATGAAGTAATTTTTATGCGGCCAAAAGAAGATACTGGCGACAAGCCACCAGGGTTTCCATTAGACGTCGCAGATGCTTGAGTTGCGCCACCCGAACCGCCAGCAGCCACCGTTACTGTTTCAGTTGATCCCAATAGACCGGCATAGCCGCTCCAGGTACAAACTCCACCAGACGCACCGCCGCCTCCGCCGCCACTAGTAGTTGAAGTAGCTTGTCTACCGGATGCGCCACCGCCACCACCATTCCATACGTAGACATATACATATTGAGTATTAACGTCTTTGGTCCATGTATCACTGGCGGTATACTTGGTTATTTTTGAACCAGTTACCCCATTTATAGCATTATTTGTTGCCATCAAAACTCCTTAAACAACGGTAACGTTTCCTAAACTGGAAATTACAATCCACTCTAAATCAGCAACACTACATACAAGTCTTACCGCATCATATTGTAAGGTAGAAGCAAGACTGCCACCTACTCCTGAAGTTGTATTGAACGCACCAAAATGTATCTGTTGGGAAGCATTTTGTGCTATTCGCCAGCCAAGATTGGTATTCATGCCAGCTACTTCTATAAGTGTTCCTACCGCGGCAGTTGTTGGTAGTGTTAAAATCAATAAACCCGCTTTATTACATATGTAACCATTATTAACGGCAGCATTCTGATCTGCCGTAATTACTGACCAGGTAAAGCCCGACCCTCCACTAGCAGCTTGCCAGGTTGGTAAAGCACCGGCACCATTTGAGGTTAATACCTGAGTAGCACTTCCCAGACCAGAGACATTTTGAAAAGCTCCTGTTGCCGTAGTTCCTGCACAAATAACACTATAAGCAGTGAATGTTGCTACGCCAGTACCTCCATTAGCAACGACCAGGGTTCCACCCAATGTTTCGGTTGAACTAGCGCCAGCAAAAGTAAGACCTGTTGTGCCACCAGTAAAGGTAAATGACGCACCAGTAAGAGCGCCACCACTATCACCAGTAATAGATATATCACTAGCTGCGGGAGATGCCCATACAGGAGGGCTACCGGTAACACCAGTAAGAACTTGTCCCGTTGCACCTTCTGCAGTTACCGATAATGCTGAGGTACCATTTCCAATCATTACACCGTTTGCAGTGAAGGTAATAGCGCCAGTACCTCCATTTTCAACAATAACGGGAATATCTAAGTTGACGGTAGGATTTATAGTAGCTACGCCCGTTATATTAATACCAACGCCACCAGAAACAGAAGTAACGGTACCGCTACCAGGACCACTGGGCTGTAGATAAGTTGTAATCTGTGACACGTTATCCCCTTAATTAGATGCAGCATACATAGTTGTCACATAAACAGATCCACTTGTTGGCGCTCCTGCTTGCCTTCTTACAAATACTTGCACATTAACTGGCTGTTCGAGTCTATCTTCAGGCCCAACCCGATTGGTAGCGTAATCAAATACTCTACCACTAATAGCAGCCACCACCGTGTGATCATTTATCCCATCAAAAGAAATAAAAATACTTGCGTTAGTAAAGTTGTCTATACATATAAGGCGAATTGGGTTATCAAATGGTTCCCCAATAGCAACAAGTGAAGTAGTAATAGCGGTATAAGCAATAGATCTTATAGTTTCAAATTTAACGCGCTGAGCATTGGCGGCCATAAAAACTCCTTAAAGATTAACTATTTCAGCACTGCCTGATTGTTTATCAGCAACTTCTTTAGAAGCCGCCAAATCAATCTGTTCTTGTTTGATCTTGCCAAACTCAACATGAAATTCTCTAAGAACCTCATCCAAGTCTTCCCAAGGAGTTCCTGGTTGGATCAGAATTTGGAATAATCGGTCATTTTTTGTTATAGCAAAGTGAAGTAGTGCGTATTGATTCATAAAGATCCTTAGAAAATAATTATTTATTCCAACTTTTATTATGTTTTATATACCAAATGCAGGTTGAAGTAACGCCATAATCTTTTGCTATTCTTACAGTAGTTACCCCCAAAGCTAATAGTCTTCTCACTTCAGAAACTTGTTCTTCGCTCAACTTGCATCGAGGTTTTGCCCTTTTTTTTTGTGCCATATCATGCATATTGTCAGCATGAGTACCTAAAAATAAATGATTAGGATTAACGCAATTGCGAACATCGCAGGTGTGTAAAACATAAGTATCTTTAGGGATTTCTCCTCTAAATATCATCCATGCGACACGATTTGATTTATAACCAATTCCTCTAAATGTAAAACTACCATAATCACTAGAGGCCTTCCCCATTTTTTGTTTCCATAACCAACATTTAATCTCTGAGCCTTTTTCGAAGAAAGATTCGAAAGAATTTTTCATCTTTAACATAAACTCCTCTTTCGAATCTTTCTTCCAATTTTCTTGACACTTAATCCATGAAGCTTTACCGCCGTTTATACTCCTACATCTAACAGAACAAAACCTTGAAGAAGATATTTTATCTGCACGGCATTCGTAAACTTTTCCACACAACTCACAATTTTTAGGTAGGGTCATTATATAATCCTTAGGTAATATAAAAAAAATACGTCCAAGATGATTATATAATGACCCTATTTTTCTACAAGTTTACGCTGCGCAGGTGACGTTTGTCCACGAGCCCACACCGGTTGCAATATAGAGTCTTTCCGTCGCTCCGCCAGCATCAGTTCTTACGAACATGTCCCCAATATGAAGAGCGAGGCCATTTCCTGGAGCGCCAGCACCTGTGTACATGTAAACAGGTCCAGGGAGCGCTACAAATGGAGCGTCGAGGGTTATACCAGTAGTTCCAGCTCTAATTGTTGTGTCAGCAGCGCCAGTTGTTGCGCCAATAGTAACAATATTTGCAACAGCACCAGTACCTATATTGACCGTTTTGATACCAGTGCCGCCAGTACCTATGTTAACCGTTTGCGCGCCAGTTCCCGGAGCCAAGCTGACCGTTCCCGTTTGTAATCCAGTACCACCAATGGACACTGTCCCGGTAGTCATGCCAGCACCAATAGATACTGATCCGTCAACTTGATTGTTTGCAATATTGACAACACTAGCACCAGCGCCATTGGCAATGCGAATAGTTTGCGCACCAGAAGAAGACCCGAGGGTTAAGTTACCTGTTTGAGCTGTTCCACCGATTGTTATGAGGCCAGTAGTCATACTAAGGCCAACAATAACAGCGCCAGCTGTTTGTGAATTTGCTATAGCAACGGTAGACGCACCAGTTCCACCAGCAATGATAACGCCATTAGATCCGGAAGATGTACCCAGACTTATATTTCCTGTTTGAGCTGTGCCACCGATAGTGATCGTTCCTGTTGTGGTAGATGCACCAATGTCATAGGTTGTTGCAGTACCCCCATCAAGAACAAATGAAGTTGCGGTATCAATTTCAACCGTTGTTCCCGCAGTTGTTGAACCAATTGTTATAGACTTGGCAGTAGCATCAGCACCAATTTCTATATCGCCTGTGCCAGACTCTATAACAACTACTCCATCAGCAGTACTCAATCCAAATCCGCCAGATCCCGTTATTACCGCAACACCACCAGCAGCACCAGATGCCTGTAATACTATTGCATTGTTAGATTCTTCAGAAGAATTAATATTTATTTCCAATGCCGCATCTACATCAATACCGCCCGCTCCAGCAGATAGGTTTATAGCATCAGTTGTGGCATTTGCAGCTGCATTTAAAGTAATGCCCCCAACATCTGACAGTAAGTTTATAGAGGTTGCCGACGTACCTTGATCAGAATGAATAAATATTGTTTCAGAAGTTCCACCATTAGTGGCAAGAGTAATAGCACCAACAGTGTTTGAGGTGGTAGTAAATGCTATTGCGTCAGCGGAAGTCAGGTCAAAGTCACCTGTAACAGTAACATCGCCCGTCACATCTAAGTTACCACCAATAGTGGCATTACCATTGGTTAAGGTGAAATCACCAAGGGTAGATACTATGTCACCCTCATCTACCTGAAGAACGGTACCAGCGCCACCGGTAATTGTTACCGAGGTAAATGTTCCGCCAGCAGAAGCCACACTAGAGGTCCATATTGCATCACCAGAATCAAAAGAAGTAAGTTGAAAAACCGTATCAGTTAAGGTGTTGATCCATATTTGGCCAATAACAGCCTTATCGTGAACCGTCGGTCCTCGCTTTGCGATAATATTCAGCGGGTTCACTTCAAGCGATGTCGTAAATTGACCAGCGCCACGTGGACTGTAAATGTTGTTACTTGCCATTAAAAATCTCCGGTAAGGGCTATAAATTTTACACTACTACAAGCAAACCATACGATCTTAATAAAAAACAAGAGTTGACACCTTTATGTCAAGGTGGTATAGTTAGAGGTGAAAGTAACCTCAATAATCTAGAAAGATAATAAATATGAAAATTGCAGAAATAGTGCTTAGTAAAAAAATTCATTCGGTAGAATTTTCAGTAAGCAAACGTGCGCATGATTTATTAAAATCACATTATGAAAATCTTTTACATGATAAATATTATGACATAACAGATTTTTCATTTGAAAAATCAATACAAAATGATTTAAAAAATTCTATAGCAAAAATGTGGGCTGAGTATCATAGCCCTAAAATACAATATAATTGGCAACAATCATGCAAGAGGGAAAAAGATCTGCCGATGCCGATAGATACCGAAGTAGATCAACTCACATTACACTGTTTATTGTTTATGAAAAGAAGATTTGAAAGAGTTGGTAGTAATTGTGGAAAATGCTACATAGGCGTTGGAGATATTATATCATCAGCAATTAAAAACTTTCTGGGTTAAAGGAAATTTATGGAATATAAAGATATTAAACGTCCCAGAATAGTAGTTGATATGGACCCCGAACTCATAAAAGAAGTGAAGTATTCAGCAATTATGCGAGGGGTAACGCTCAAGCAATGGTTTGAGATAGCAGCAAAGATGCTAATAGCTCACGATAATAAAGGAAAGTGATAAAATGCTGCAACAAGGAAGGTGCATCAATTGCTCAATAGAATTCATGTATAACGATCAAGATAGATCAGGGAAATTCTGCTCAAAGAAGTGCCATTACGCATCCAAAAATGAGCTGGCAACGTGCATATATTGCTCTAAAGAATTCGAAAGAAGAATAAAAGAAGCACGAAAAACATGCTCTAAGGAATGCTGGATAAACTCTCGTGGTATAAAGTCAAAAGATCCAGCAATAAAAGAAGAGTCTAAGGCGAGACAAGCTTTAAAAAATGGACAAATGGTTATTGAAGAAGTTACAAGAAGATCTTTTTTTAACCAGAGCTTATATAAGTTTAAGTTTACCTTGATTGCTATAACTTTATGGATGCCCCTATTAATGTTCCAAAAGGGCCCTATAGAATTCAAAATATGGGCAATCATATCTGTATTAACGCTCATCATACTGGTTGTCGATGCGATAGTTTTAACGTTAATGCCCGATTCGTACCCAACATGCAATATGCATGGGAAGTTATGGTGTGGATTTAGAGAATGTGTTTTGAAAAGAAGTTGGAAAAGATAATAAAAATGGAGAGATTGGAATGGATGAGTGTTTTATTATTGATCTTAGCGAATACCCAGAACTCTTAACCCCTAGCGATTTAGTAAAATTGGGATTGTATACCAGTACTGATGCTGCTTACTTAGCAAGGGTAAGAGGTCTTTCCCCAGACTTTATACAACGCAAGGGAATTAAAGGTCAAAAGGGAAAAATTTTTTACACCAAGAAAAACATATTAGATTTTTTAAAAAAACATTTTTGCGATGGAAGTATAAAAAAGTAAAAAACACAAAACAGTTAGATAATCATCATGAAGAGGACGATGTCCATCGTCCTCTTCATGAATAAACAACAAGGATAAACAACATGTTTGATTTGATCTGTAAAGCTGCACTTTGGTATCTTTTTTTTGTCATAGCAATAGTTCTTTTTATTGATTAGACTTCTTAATCTGTCTATCTATAATAGCCATTTCTCTACCAAATGCGGTAGCATCTTGTAATACCGCTGCATTGATAGCCTTACCTAAATGCTTTAATGCCACTGGATGATTCTTGAACAAATGTATCTTTTCAGCTATTTTTCCAATACCAAAAGCAGTTGAACCAAGAGCTAATGCTTTACCAGGCACCGTCTTCAATCCCCAAGTAAGTGATAAGTTATTATCAATAAACTTATTTACCTTATCAACATCGTGAACTGCTCTCCACATATCCTCACCTAATGCAAACGGTTTGCCAAAAGATGGGTGTGATAAACCAAATTCCTTAATTGGTTCATTAATAATTCTAGTTATCTCACCAATTATTTTCTTTGATTCTTTAGGCAAATGCTTCTCTCCAGGAACACGGGGAGATTCTGCCATTGAATACCATTTATTAGCTTGTTTTTTAAGCTCAACTAAAGAGTTAATAGGAACCTGACTTGTGGCAGTTTTATTTGAATTTAAAGCATTTCTAGCTTCATCAATAACACCTTCAACAATCTTTTTATTAGGATCAAATCCCTTAGCTGTCTTATTAGCCAAATCATTTAATTTTAACTCAGCATTTTTAATATTAACTAACTTCCCAGCGCCACTTTTTTCTGCAGCTTGATAGCTTTCTTCTGCTGACTTAAGCATTGCTCCTTTGCCATAACCACCAGATCCAGCAAGTAAAATAGCCATTTTACCTAATCCTTGTTGAGTCGGGCTTGCGCCAAGACCCTCTAGCACCTTACCAGTAGATTCAGACGCAATACCTAATCCTAACGCCCTCTGCCATGATATACCACTAAAAGGCATCACAAGTTTTGGAATAGTTGCTGCTATCTTAGGATTAACAATCAGTGATAACCCTTTTGTTATTGCCTTACTTGCACCACCCACTAATACAGAAGCTAACGTTCCCGCTGCACGCGCTGCATTTTGAAAGAACTGTTCAACGTCTCCCTGCGGAGCTGTATAACCTTGCGTTATTTTATCTGTTATTTCACTTAATTCTTGCGGTGGCAAAAAGGGATACTTTTCACGCATCTGACCATAAGTGGGAACTTTACCTTCAGTTAAATAATTAGCCGCGCCAAGTCCCAATGAAGCTAAGTCTTGTAATTGCTCACCAACTGGTTCTGCAAATCGAGCAGCTAGACCTGAACCAACTCGCGCTATATTTGATGGGGAGAACGTACTCTTGCCAGATTCTGGTTGTTGAATCGCCTTTTGCTCATTAGGCTTAACACCCAAACCACTTTGTTGAGATGTTATATTATTTTTTTTTAGATCGTCATATCGACGATCTATTATTGAAGATACATTTGGTGGTAAATAGTTATCATTTTCCAAAAGAATATCATCATATATTTTCTTTTTATCTAATGTTTCTTCAACTTTTTTTCTTACTTGATCTTCAAGAAGTTTCTGCGTTTCATAATCTTGTTCTATATTAGCCTTTGCTAATTGTTCCATTTTTATTTTAAAGTTTGTTGGAACACCTTTGGAAAGTCCTGCAAGCAAAACAGCTATACGATTTGAATTGGCGTTGTATGTTTTAGTTTCATGATTTTGCGCCCATAAGGGTTTATATGCGCCAGCAAATCCGGTAGATACTTTATTTGTTTCTCTTAATCTTTGTTGAGTGTCTAAAAGATCAATAAGTTCATTGGAAAGTTTTACTTCAGAAAGAAATGGATCTTTAAATCCCTGATTAGTAGCATCTGCCCTTGCCTGTTTTTTTAATTTTTCTTGCTCGAATTGCATATGTAATTTTGCCGGCAAGCCAATAGGAGTTTTCATTGCCATAGGAGCACGGACTTCTTTTTTTAGCTGTTGATTAGCGTAATTAGAAGGTTGTTGTTTTTTTTGTGGTAATAATTGTTCACCCATTGGTCCTACTGGTCCAAGTGGTTCATTATTACCAAATATTTTTTGGCCAAGCTCATAACCATTATCTTGTTGTTGATTATTTTGCTGCAAATTATTGTTAGGTTGGCCATTTTGAATATTATTATTTTCATCAAATAAGCCACGAGTTTGATCCATCAATTGATTTTGATAGGCAAATTTTTGCTGTTGCATCTTCTGGGCATGGTCATTTTTTAAATACTGCTGCAAAAGCGGGTCTGGTAAATTAACCAATCCTTTTACTTGATCAGGAGAATATCCTAAAGCCGATAATCCTTGAGACTTTTTCTGTTGAGCCATTTGTCCCATCTTATGTTCAGTCAAAGCCTCAAGACCACCAGCTAAACCACCACCAACCGCCTTACCTAGGTTTTCACCAAGTAACGCATTCCAAGACATATTTGGAATAATACGCATTATTGTCTCCCCATTAAACCATATTTAACGCCTGTTTTAGCTAGCTGTGGAATCGCATTAAGAGCGCCACCAATTAAACCACCTGTAGCTGGCTGATAAAAGCTTTGGTACTGTGGCGTCAATCCTAACTGAGCTTGCTGCAAACCAAACTGTCTATTCTGTTGGCCGTAACCAATTTTATGTTGAGCAAGTTGAGATGCTAGGCCGGTGCCCGCTTCGCCTAATTGTTTAGCAAAATCAGGCGAGCTTAATGCACCACCACCCATACTAGTAAATTGATTAGCCACACTAGGAGCTAACTGATTTTTATAATAGTCCCGCGTAGAATTCTCTATCTCATTAAACCCTTCATAAGGATTCTGTAGGTTACTCATACCTTGATTGAATATGTCCTGGAATCCTTGACGTTGATAAGGCGTGTAGTCTGATGAGTAGCCATACTGTGGGTTAGAGCCAAGAAGGTACTCCCAAGCACTTTGCCACCAATTTTTCTGATTAGGTTGTTCTTGCATGTACATCATAGGATTTTGATTAGCATATCCTTGCTGCTGACCATATCGTTGTTGAGGAGCCTGTCTTTGTAAAGGATTTCTATATTGTTGTTGCTGTTGCTCGGGCGCTGCATAACTAGAATTTAGCAGCTGCATCAACTGGGGATTTTGCTCAAAAGCCATATAACTTCCTTAGTTTTTTAACCATTCTAAAATCACATAACATGTAGTAAAGACTAACCCACTATTATTGGTAATAACAACATTCGTATTATCAACTCTTAATTCAATATTTGTAGCTCCCGCCGCAGATGCCCACGGAATAGGGTAATAGTTACCTGTAGTAGTATTATTAACAACCCCATATATCCTAGTGAACTGCCAAGTCGATAAAATAGTAAGATTATGGGCTACCGTAGTAGCACCGGCGCCAACCGCTCCCACATCAACAACCAATCTAAACACATTGCGCAGATTGTCTGGGTTATCCGCATCGGTTGAAAAGAACATCTGGTTATTAACAAACTGATTCTCAACATACATGGCAGAGTCTTTTAAATTCAAAGCGAGAGCCATGGCGTTCAAGTTCTGGTACAAACGAACCATCAAAAGCTTTATATCTTCCAGGCTTAAATTAGCATCAAGAATCTGATTGATTTCATAGACATCAGTAGTGGCAATATATATGCCTGTGTTCTCTAATTGATCTGGTAAAAAGCCGGCCATTATTGATTCCTATAAGATGAAGGCTGAGCGAAAAACGTCATCGCATGGAGCTGAAAATCAGAGATTCTGACTAATGGATTAATCATCTGCTCATCGGTTAACTTGATATCAAGTTGAATAAATTCACCATCCGCCTGGAAATATATGGGGTGCCATACCTGGGTAGAACTTGCCTCAAGAGGAACGGTGAGATAAGGGAAAGTTTCCAGGTTAGATGAGCCTATCAATGACCCTGTACCTGAAAATGAATTACTCGCACCAACCATACCGATTTCAGAAGTTGAGATATAAAAATCTACCCCTATTTCACCATACTGAGTTTTATCAACGAGAAAGTCGACCTTAGATACATAGGCATTTCTACCCTTATCCAGGTAAAAGTTATATTGCTTAGTCTTCAATTGTATCTGGCTTACGCGAGACATAGTTCCCGCTCCCTCATATACTCCTGCAAGAATAGAATCAATATCATCTTCATATACGATAAAGAAACTATTTGGATCTTCAGGATCTTCCTGTTTTACCGGAAAAATCTTGCCATTAAGGAGGCCTAAGTTACCATCGTCTTGAATGTCTTGAAAATATACATAATCACCATACCTAAGATTATGATCAATCGAGGTAATAGTGACCACGTTGCTACCTGCGGTCGCAATAGTAATATCGGTTATCTGCAAAACCGAGGCGTTCGTAGTTACCCCAGGATCAACGATGAATGTATACCCCTGTTGATTGCCCGCGACAACCTGTCTAAATAATCCCTGAATAGAGCCTGAACTCCATAAAATATCATCAGCCCAAGTGATAGTAGTTGATGACCAAAGAACTCCCTGTTGAGGTTGGAAGTAACCAAAGGCTGTAATACTATCATCATTAAATGCCCAGGTACCATTCTTATAGTTATATACCAAAACCCTATTAGGGTAAGGAAAATCTGCGCTTGCGGTAACGCTAGGGAAAGCCCAATAAAGCAACTCAGTTTTATAGTCTCTTATACCAAATACTCTTTCAGGACCATCATTGAGATTGTGTATAGCAAACACTTCGTCAGGTATTTTATCATCAACACGATCAACATTTGTACCAGTACAAGCAATAATACCAACATTACCTACACCTACTGCAACCTTATCAAAGGGCACCACAGAGAAGGTTGATTCTACCCCAAGCTCAGAGTTAATCTGCTGCCACACAAATGGCGATTGCTGGTTGCCAGTAAATACTATTTCCCACGTAGATTCTTCACAGAAGACAATTAAGCGATCTTTAACAAACTGAACAGTAACAACTGCTTCAAGGGTGGGGCAATCGCGACCACCACCTTTTCCAGGTAAGTCTTGCCTCCATGCATCTACATCCAAAGGTGATCCAATAGCAGAATATCTCATGCGAAATGCATATTGTTGCTGAGTTGGAATATCCGCCCCTTCCCAAGTATTAAACGCAAGCATTCTATTCTTAAATGGGATCAGTATTCGGGCGCAGTTAAGAAATAATGCGGCACTAATGGCTGGATTAAAGGTGGTCCATGTTGTGGCCACTAGATATCTCATAAAATTTGGCTCTAATTCATTAAAATTAGTTACAAACAAGGCATAATCGTAGGCATTTGCACCGGTATAAGTAGTAAACCAAAAGAATTGTGCGTTGCTTCCTGTCCATACTGAATCGCCCGCATTTGTTTCGGTAGCGAGTCTTTCCCAGCCATTGTTATATTCATAAGCAAACTGCGTATCAAATGCTATTAAAGGTTCATTATTTACCGCCGCATTCTCAAATGATGCCATTCCCATTACTGGTAAAGATGGATACCAATAAATAGGGGTTCCTGCCGCAAGACCTGTGGCCGCAAGAGCAAATGCGCCGTTAGTGGTAGAGAAAGTGCCGGTTCCTGGGCCGGTGGCAAGCATTGGTTGAACAGCACCTACCGTTGTTACGGTAAATATTTGAGTGCCAGCAGAAAACATTTGACCAACATTAAATTGCGATCCCGGAACGGGAGAAATAGGAACGCCAATAGTACCAACTTGAACACGAAGTCGGGATACTAATTGCGTATCTCCAAACCAACGCGATCCAAATCGTTTTTTTATTCTCCCACGCCAACAGTAAGCATTGTTGAGCTCTTGAAATGCTTCATCAGTGATAAAGAAAGGCTTTTTATCACGTTGAATACCTGAATTACTATCAAAGGGTGTTATAAAAAAACGATCCATTGGCATGTTAGTTTCCTATAGCGTAATAAAATATGTTAACAGTACTTCCATTTGGAAGTCCTATTGCCCTAGGAAATACTTGAAAGTTGGCAATGGTAATATTTCCTGCGCTCACCGCTGTATTTAAATCACTCGTACTTGGGCCAGCTCCAAATGTCTGACTTACCTGCACCATAAATATAGAAGAAAAATCCGGTATATTAGCACCAGTTGGAAATGTAATAGTGCTCAAAGTATTTCTTGCTTTAGTATCAATTCCCCATTTTATAAGCAATCCTGATGGTAAATATGACCATCCATTAGTTGCCTGCAATGAACCAGTAATAGGAATAGGATTCTTTGTACCCAACGCAACACTTCCCCTTTGCATCCAAACATCTGGAATACCAGTAAGAGTTGTTGTTTTATTAAATAAGGTTAATTCGCCCGCAACGTTAGGGATAACATCAGTGTTATCAGGAAAGGTAACCTTCTTATGTTTACCTTGTCCCCCATCTACATAAGGAACATGGTCGACTGAAAAAGCCGTATTAATGGTAGCAAAATTAGATCTAATAGTTGGCTGAGTTTCAGCTAATGTTTGTGACGACAAAGGTACATCTGTTAATGGCATTTTATATCCTTAATTAAAATGGAAAGTTAGGACCCCAACCACCAAAGCCATAAAAACTTCTGCCTTGCGTGTAGATGGTGACCGTTCTTTCATTTGCTTGCTGAACGATTGAAGTTCTATTTACTAAATTCATCTGCTTATTAAATTCCGGCATTATCATCTGTACAGAATCCATATCCATACGATCTTCGAATATTTTTTTTGCGCAGCCATAAGCTATATATTGCCACCACTGCTCTATTTGTGGTGGAGCTCCCGCATCAAGCATTTCAGTAGGTCTTATATCAACCTCAATCTGAACTGGATAAGACTTATCTGGTACCGGCCTAATGGTAAATTCATTATCATAATAAAGAACACTCAAAGGCTTTCCAGGAACGTAAGGGATATATTCTGCGTATATAGGATTTGTTATGCCCGATAAGGTGGCAAAGGGAAAGTTTATCGTAAACGCACCGGTGACATAATTTATTTGCCCATAAGGCGAAGGTAATACTTGTGGCTGATTTGGTAGTCCAAGAGCACCAATAATATTAGATGCTGGCGTAGCATAAGACAGTGGATAATCTACTAATACCATGGCGACATTTCCAGTCGTAAGCGCTGTAAATACCACACTGTTTTGTAAGATTCGTCCAGAGTTAACACCGACTGGTGTTCCTGCAGGAGGGAATGTGTTAATTATACCACTAAACGAAGTGCCCCCATTACCATTAATTAATGTGTTAACAACTGCATTAGTCTGTGGCCACTGTCCATAAAAAACATCTCTATATTGGGTGAAAAAAGACTGAACGCCGGATATAAATACCGGTGGATGAACCGCTATGTATTTATTATTGAAATTATATAGTGGGTCAAGAGGGTCAGTATAATTAGTTGAATAAACATCAACACCTGGCTGTGTGTAAAAGGTTAAAAGAGTCCTTAAAGAAAACAGTCGTAAATGTTCGGGAAAATCATACAAAATAAATGTATTAATATATTGATCTAAATCAGCATTCGATAATTGAGCAGTCGAAGGAGACCTGGTAAGCCTTCGAACCTTTAATCTTATCGCGCCCAAGGTACTATCTGCCATTCCTACTCTCCTAAAATTGTGGGGCTAAAATATTTACAAACGATTGCCTAACAGAACTCGTATCTTCCCCAACCGGAACCACTTGAGCCGGATTAAATTTGGGCTGATTAACTTCCTCAACTGGAATAACAAACGGGTCGAATGATCTGGTATCTAGGGGTATAGAAAATGATGAAGCATCAATTACCGTTATGGTAGCTATGACCTGATTCAAGATAGACATGCCATAATTATTAGGTATAAATAACCTCACAATAAGCCCTGTTTGATAGTCATTACTACCGGGTGTTGTTCCATCAAAGGTAGTGGTAATAACTGCAGGGTAAGATTGCGTTATAGATAATATATCTCTAACAGCCGGCTCATAAATAGGATTTTGAATAGCACCGTAATATGGCATGTCTAACTCCATTTATTTATTTATACAACCGATCTTACGATGGATATATTTGCTGGTATCAAATCAAGGTCGTCATCCATAAATTCTAGTGACATAAATTCGCACCTATGAACCTTCTCTTCCAGGGCCATACTTTGGCTTCTTTTACGTGTCCCGTCTTCAAACTGACTCCTCTGACTAGAAGCTCCCCCCTGAACACCAGAAAAATTGCTATCTAAAGTTTTGTATTTGGTATAATGGACGTCTTTATTCAAGTGCCTTGCTACCATTCTGGGTAACTTATACCTCTCACCATCGACGAGGCTATATTCCTTATAGTCATCGCCTGCGTATTTTTTAAATCTAAAGTTTAATGTTCCGCCTTTATGCTCGATGTAACGAAATATTCCTGTTACCATCTCATTGTCGCGCTCTCTACGCGCTTGTCTGTCTTTGGCAAGATCCGCTATTGTCGGTTTCTTATCACTTTTTATAATCATTTTGTTTTTTCCTAAGAAGATGGCAGGTAATAATTACCTGCCATCCATAGTATTTAACTAATTTACGCGCCACCACTAAATGATTTACCAGCTACCCAGTAAATTACATCATTGGTTACACCTGCAGGGCTATTAGCACCAGCAGCTAGAGTCATACCAATAATCGCTACGTTACGTTCTGAACCACCAAGAACATCTACGCCAGAAGCAATAGATTGTGCGGTATTCTGACCCACAGGAACTGTTTGTGCAGTTGTGTGAGCAGGGTCAGCCGTTAATGGCCATGCAAATGTACCAAAGGATGTTGTGTCAACGTTGATGGTAACGGTATTTGTTACGCCATCAGCATCAGCTGCGCCAACAGCAACAATGGTTGCTTGAACGTCGTTAAGCTCAGTCATGCCAAACGTGGTGGAGGTAACCGTAGGTATCTTAAACCTAAGGATCTGTCCAACGGTGTAGTTATGAGTAACCGTAAAGGTAACTATTGCCTGTGTGGCTTTAGATATCTTCGCGATTTCTCTCGTTGGTGGATAGAAGTACGGATCATATGGAACTCTACGGAATGTCCCAGTTGTTCCCGCAACAATTGGTTGCATATTTACTAATTCAAAACTCGTATTGGTTATGATGTTACCAATGGTAAAATCTTCACCACCAAGCTGTGTTGCTCCAGTAACATCAAATAATCTGATGACGTCACCATTGCTCAAACCAGATGTGTCAGCAGTTGAAACAAGTGGTGGGTTAGCATTTGATATAGCAGATAAAGCAACTGCTGCACCAAGAGTATCTATGCTTGTATTGATAAGTGTAAAGCCACCAGTTGTAGCATATACATCTAAATTAGCTGCTGCTGCAGCGTTTGATTTCTTAAATTCCCACATAGCGCCCGCAGGGAATCCGCGTTGCCAGTAGTACTTAACACCAACAGCTGTTGTCTGATTAGCGGCTGCAACAGTTGTGTTAAAGACCCACATCCAATCAATATCAGATCTCACTGATAAGATTTTTGCTTGGCCATTGGAAATAAATGTTCCTTGGTTTGTACCTGAAAAAACTGAACTCATGGTCTCTCCTTTAAGAATTTAATGTGCAAAGCATTTGGGAAATCCATAAATCATTCAGAACTCGGGTTACTTCAGACATCGTATAACCAATAGTAACATTCTGATAAAGAGCATCAGAAAATTCTGGTCCACGATACAAGATGCGCGCAGAGAAGTTATCTTGGTAGACACAACCAACTGCTTCAAGTCCTTGAACGAATACTGAATAAACACTATTTCCTAAATCTGAAGCTGTCGGACGAATTAAACCTTGGCTCGAAAGGAAGAATCGTACGTTATTTACCGCACCCCATTCAGCACCAACTTTAGCGCCTGATTGATTTGGGTAATTCCACTTGGGTGTGAAGTTATTAATAGCATTCAAATCTTTAGATAAATTTGTATGACCCATTGCTACAAAAGCTTCACGAACAGGTGCCGTACCAAATCTATCTTCACCAATCTGACGATCCAAGATCATCCAAGCATCGTTGCTTAAAAGACCAGTCGTTACTTCATCAATATCAGACAAGGTAAGATTTGTAGGAGAATCACCGTTTGATCCGCCAGAACATGTGTATTGGGTAGCAGAAGCAGCGAGAGCATCACGAGACAACTGATCTTCAGTCATTCTCATAGATAGTCCCATTAATTCAGCAACTTCTGTCAAAACCATCAATTCTGTTACTTTTGTGACCTATTTCTAGGCGGGGAAACTGCTTCGAATTTCCCTCACTACGTTATCCGCAGTGTTCAGACTTTCGCATTATGCTATTTCTAGCATATCTGTCCGCTTAAGTCGTTCAGCCCGTATATTATGATAAATAATATACTTGGCCCTTGTCACCAGTTAGCTCTATGCCACTTCGGCTTCCAAGTCGATTAGGACTGATTTATACAGGACATGTTGTTTATCCTGATTCTGTAGAAACACTCTTTGATTAATGGCACTATAGAGACCATATATTGAGACGGTTGCATCTATGTCGACCCTCTCTAGACTTGTGCTTGGAATTGGTGCACCGTCAGGACTCAATGGAACAGGCGCTGTTGGGAGTCTTTCATAACGAGACATTCTTAATGTATTACCACCTTTAGCTGGTAATCTTTTTGTTACCGCTGCCAACTTATGAATAAGTCTTGGCGTACGAACCGCTAATAAAACGTCATCAGCTGTTTGTTGTACTTCTGGCGGTAGGTTATTAGGACTATTGATAGCCATAACTTCTCCTATATAAATGTACAAATATTTTTTGGTACGTAGTCGAGGTTCACTACAGCAACTCTCTAGGAATTTAAAGACTTCTTAAGTCTGTAACCGGGGTTTGTTACTTTACACCCTATGAATTTAAGGATCACTACTCCTGCAATCGGGGTTTATTGCGAGTCACCCTGCAGTCGAGGTCCACCGCTATCTCACTCAATTGAATTCTATAACGATAGTTATTAAAAAAACAAGACTATGATCATCCATGGTGATAAGAATTAAACTTATTATCGATTTCAACACTTTTCGATAATAGAAATATCTTCTTGATTCGAATTTACACCAGTTAATGTATAAATTTTCCAAATTTACCTGGAGAATGATGTAAAATTTAACTATAATTTGATGCGTGCGAGGTGGCTTGCTACACATAGTTTTTTAAAATAAGGATCAAAAGTGCGTCTATTAGCGTATATAAGAGTTAGCACCGACCAGCAAAGCAATGGTATTGAGGTGCAAAAGTCAGCAATTGAAGACTATGCAAAGAAAAATGGTATGGAAGTGTATAAATTTTTCATTGATGAAGGAGTAAGTGGTAAGACTGAAAAGAGAGAAGCATTAAGCGACTTATTTAATGAAGTAAAAAAGGGCGACTTTGTTGTTGTACAAAAAAGAGATCGCATTGCTCGTGATATACATTTAGTTATTTGCTTTGAAAAGCATATGCATAAAAAGGGAGCAATTATCATATCTACCTCTGGAGAAGGAACAGATGTTGAGGATCAGGCTAATTCTTTTTTACTCAGACGAATGATCGATATCTTTAGCGAACATGAAAGAATTGTAATATCAATGCGTATAAAGGCTGCGATGAAGATCAAAAGAGAGCGGAATGAATTTCTCGGCAAGGTTCCTTTTGGAAAAAGACTACACGAAGATGGCATCCATTTAGAAATAGATAAGCATGAACAAAATATATTAGAAAGAATAAAGAAATATCGCGCAAAGATGTCTGAATTTAAAGTGGCTGAAAAGTTAAACCGATTAGGTTTGTTTTATAGAAATAAACCGTGGAATAGACCAAGCCTACAAAGAATAATAAACAATAACTTTCCTAAGATGTTTTCAAGAAAATAATCTTATACGCAAATGCCCAGACTGATGCGTAATGTGTATCTGGGCATGCTAAAAAGGAAAGTAAGGGAAGTAGTGAAGCTCTTTTATTTTAATATATCAATACTGAGAATGCTACCAACTAGCCTTTTTACGTTCAACCTCCGCCATAATTCTATCTCTATCAGCTTCTGTTAAGGTACGTCGCTCATAATCACCAAGGCGAGTCAACGGTGTTTGTGGTTGTTGAGGAGAAGCGTTAGAAGATGCCTGTGGTTTTTGTTTGTTTTGACTAAGTTTTTGCTCTACATCAAGGGCATGGGAAACAGATCTATTAGCATCCATAATCCCATAATTCTTAATCATATTATAGGCAGTCTTAGACTTAGACTTAAGGTTAGGATTCGACATCATTGTTTGATAGTCGTCGGGATAAAGTTTAGCAAATGTCTTTAGGTTTTCATCTGACACTACTTCGTTAAAATCCTTGATAGAATCGGTATCAACTTTTGCCTCAAAATAAGCAAGCTTTTGCTCAAGCTCAAGAAGCCTCTTTTCAGCAGCAGATACTTTAGTAGAAATCTTTTTATTGGAAGTCTTTATATGCTTAGCTTGCACATAGTCTTCATTATCTACACCAATATCATCAGATTCTTCAATAGTCATAGGCTGATGGACTGACTGAGCAGCAGCTTGCTGCTCAGCATATTGTTTTACTAATCTTTCAGCTTCTAAAGCTCTTCGTTCTGCTTCATCAGCCTTTCTTCTCATCGAGTTTAAAAGATTGTCAGACTTATTATGAGTTACTGACACCTCTTGAACTACTTGATTTCTTTCTTCGGGACTTTGAACGTCTTGTGATTGATTGCTTAATTGTTCTTCCATCTACTTTCCTATCTTCATTAATTTCTATCACTACTGGGGTAGTGTAATATTTATATACATAAAATATCGAGGTCATTATTACCATAGTTGCTGAAAAATATAGTGCATTTTCGGAACAAAAAATACTTTCTGCTTGATTAACGGTTTCAGTTTCGGGAATTGCTGGCATAGTGTAATCATATGATACAAAAGATAAAACTAATAATGCTGAAAATATAATCTTTTTCATAATCCATTTCCTTATGATAGACGATTAACATTTACACAATACCGCTTACTTTCCTTTCATGTTATTACCGAATTATCCTTATTGATTGTTATAACCGCATCTGGCTTTTCTCCATTTTCCTTAATAACCCACCTAAGCAATTCGCCTGACTCCATTAAACATACAAACTGAGCTAATCTGCGCGTTTCTTTATTATCAAAGTAATGCTTCCTATTATTAAGAATATGATAGTAACGCTGAGCTGACGGTATACACCATAAAAACTCTAATTCACCTGAAACATAATGGTATTTAAACACGTCCTGCTTATATACAGGCGTAGGACATGAATAGCGGGCCCATATTTGATACTTCGGTTGCCCTAAAATACGATCGACGTTTTTAACAAGCACAATATAAAAATTCTTATTTTCATACTTTGGATGCTTAGAAGTTTGTTCAGCGGTATCTTGAATTGCTTTATAAATATGAGGTGACATTACTTCAGTGTAAGCGCGCACATCATCTTCTAACTCTATCTTCTTATCATTATGCTTCTGTATCTGATAGCCAACAGTGCTCAATCCATTCTCCATTATCTTTGATAAGATATAATCTTATGACAGCGCATTCGTTAGTGTGAAAACTATAAAAAAGATATTTTTCATCTAGATACTTAAATAATACATATATATTATTTGAACAACCTTCATAAATAGTAACGCCCTCTAACGAGGAAAATTTTTGGGATATCGTTGTCAACTGTACACAATAGGTATCTTTCTCTATTGATGAAAATATAGGTGCACAAAAAGATGTTGATAATAAAAAAAATAAAACAATAAGCCTCATACCGTACTCCAAAATAAAATCATTCCCTTACCATCAATAGGGTAACAAGTGTTTTAGTAAAAAAACAAGTCACTAAATTATACATATCATTGCAACACGCTAACTTCTTTCATGATCTGTATGACATGAGGTAGATAGGCAAGTGGCTGGCGATGAAGAACATTGATTATTCCATGACGGCTTATTACATTGTCGACAAGTTAACCCTTTATAATGAGGTGTTGCACATGTAGGAATACCTGGGTCTGGATGACTACTGCAAGTTATCCCCTGTGAAACCAAGGTCCATATACTTAAAGGAATCGGTTCATTAAATAATTCCTCGTACTTTTTCATAAATGACTCACCAGAAGAATTAATAACGGAAAAGGTAAACATGGATAGTGATACCATTGCTACCGACATAAACTTTTTCATAGAAAATCCTTTAATTTAACACCTATTCAGGTACCATTTGGCATGGATTTTTACAACGGGAATGACATAAGGAATCATTATATCTTTTAGGATTAAAGGGAACCGCTTTACATTTAGGGCTACACGATACTGAAACACAAGCGATATCATCCTGCAACAAAGTCCAAATATCTTTAGGAATTGCATCGTTAAATAAAGATTCATACTTCTCAATAAATGAATCTTTATCCTTTTGAGCATTTAAATTTTGCAATCCTAAAAAAATAAGAAAAAGAACAATCGCGATTGTTTTCATATATATTACCTTAGCATCCGCCTATTCTACTGCAATTAAGAACACCCTTACAATTACTTGTGCAAGTCCAACATTTTTCTTCTTCGTTAGTCCAAATATCAGTTGGCGCTGACTCCTTAAATAAAACTTTATATTTTTCTAAAAATAGTTCTTTTTTACTTTTTGGTTCTTCGCTTGCAAAAGCACTTAAAGATGAAATGACGGTACAAAAAATAAATAAATTCTTTTTCATAATATCTCTACTCCGTTGGACAATGATGTAAAAAGTAACCGAATGTTTCTTCACAAAACTTCTTATAATCTTTGGTGTATAAAATAAAGGTGTGCCATAAGTTATCAACCTCAGGGCTCCACATATCTAATGACTCATTAGGATAACTACCGCACATAATAAAATAGCGCTTCAATTCTCTTTCGTGGATGCGAGCAAATTCATCAGAGACTTTAAAGTCTTTTTTATAGCGAGCTAATACATGGGACATAGGATAGTTCATAATTTTTTCGTGCATTTCTTTAAAGTTACTAACCTTTTTCTTCGGCAAGGTCACTTCATTCTGATTAAAAAATGCAGAAATTCTACTTCTTAAATCAATAAGAAAACATTCGGTAAAGCTATTCACTGGAAAAATAATGAACAAACATAATACAAGCACTCTAATCAAATACTTCATTTAAATAATCTCCTTTTTAAAAAAAATTCTCCCTATAATAAATTAATACTACCAATACTATTTATTAAATAAAGTTTATAAAAAAAATAGCCCTAGTACGTACTAGGGCTATTTTTAAAGCAATGGCAAGAGAAAAGTAAATAGAAATTTATTTTACCTTATTATCAATCTTTTCCTGGTATTTATTTCTAAAATAGGTGCTGCTTGGATTAGATTGTTCTTCAGTAAGTGCCAATAGTTGTAACTGCTGTATAGATAAATTATTAACTTCTTGCTTAGCCCTCTTAGTTCTTGGGCTAGTTGGTGGTTGTATGTTTTTATCTATAGTATCAACTAACTTCTTAGCAGTTGATACCGTTGTTTCAACCACCGATTTCCATGGCCATAAACTAACAACAAAAGCTGTGGCCGCCGCAATAGATACTCCAACAGCTTGAAATGTATAACTCCAACTAGATCTCTCTTGGAGCATAGAATTTACAAAAGCAGGAGAAAAAGGATCGGTGGTTTGAAGTGCAATGTCTGGATTTCTAACAATATGTTTCATTGCATCCACACTATACTTCATTAACTCAGTATCAAACATACCATTAATCAATGTACTCGATGATAAAATAATTATAAAAAAAATTTGCTTCAGGTGATTACTCATACTATCTCTCCTTTAATTTTATGCTTTAACGAAAGTTTATTTTGGCTGATTTTTTAAAGCTTTCTCGTATTTGTTTTTCCAATAAGTCTTTCCTGGCGCAGATTGCTCTTCTGTTGCTGCTAATAACTGAAGCTGCTGAAGAGATAATGTATCAACCTCTTCCTTAGCTCTTTTTGTTCGCGGACTAGTAGGAGGTTGGGTATTCTTATCGATAATCTTAGCTGTTACATTAGCAGTATCAACAGCTGTTTTAGCAGTGTTAGTTGCTGTCTCAGCTACGGTATACCAACCAAAAAGAGAAGCTGCCGCGCCTCCTATAATACCCATCCATGTATAAGAATGACTTTCAAGTGCTTCAATAGCACCAACCTTCTTGGCAGATTCTATCGCATGAAGAGTTGCGGTAGTACTTTTATTAAAGGCATCCCAAGCTTCTGGATCACTTGCAAATTTTTTAAACATGTCACTAGTTACTATAAGATGTGCGGTATCTATGACTGGTTTCATACTATAAGAAGACGATACAAATAGAGTGCTTAAGAGTAATAGTTTTTTCATCTATGTTCCTGAATGAAAAGTTATTTTAATTGATTTTTTAAAGCTTGTTCATATCTATTTTTCCAATACGTCTTTCCTGGCGCAGATTGCTCTTCTGTTACCGCTAGCAATTGCAATTGCTGTATTGATAAAGTATCAACTTCTTCTTTAGCTCGTTTTGTGCGAGGACTAGCAGGATCTTTTGTATTTTTATCTATAACATCTACTACCTGTTTTGTAGTAGAAACTACTGTATTAACAACAGGTTTCCACGCCATCATATTACTCACAAATGCGTAAGTAGCACCAATACCAACAAAAGCTAATCCAATAGCGCCCATTTCAGGAGTGAAAGAACTTGGTGCTGTATTTTTACAGTAATTTATTATCTCTGGAGAAAATGGCACACCCGATCCATCAGTCTTAATTACCTGCTGTAAAACTTCAATAGCTTTTTCTGATTTATTATCATTAGGGCCAAAGAAGCTACAAAAATTATTATTAGTTAAAAGTAAAATCGCTAAAATTAATAGTTTTTTCATTTAAATTCCTTACAATTCTTTATTTTGTTTTTTTTCAAATTCTTCAGGGAAATAGGTAAAGTCAGCATAATTAACAATGCGACGATGCTCTGTATAGGTAATAAATTCTTCAGAAATAATTCTCTTTTCAACAATAGAACTGCTCTTAGTAGTTGTTTTATCAGAAGCTTCCAATTCTACGTAAGGAGCAACTTCAACAATAGCACTTGGTACTTTTCTTAACGCATTCAAATCATTTTGAATAGATTGCTTAGGTGCCTCAATTTTTGTGTAGCAATAAGACTTTACACAATAGTAACAAGCGGCTGCTGCGCTAACAGTTGCAATACCTGCTGGTATTAACCACATCTTACTATTCTCTTGCTTTTCGCGTGGCGATTCAGGCCGAGAATAATCTTCTGGCATTGATGTATCTAATCCACCAATCTTCGGTAAATCATCTGATGAACATAACAAATGTCCACTAAATAATAATGTTAAACTAACGCACGAAAGCGCTCTATATATACCCATATAATCCCTTACTGGTATGGTGATGAAACAACTACTTACTGCCCTCACCATACCAAAACCATTTTGGGCGCACAAGAGTGTACATGGGCGTTGGTAAAAAAACCCCCATTTATTTGGGGGTTGAAAATCATATAAAAAAATAAGCTTAATTTACTTCTTTTTTTTCTTTTTCATTTTTTTCTTATTGGACAATCCAGCTTCACTCAAACTTATCGCGATAGCTTGCTTAGGATTGGTTACGATTGGACCAGACTTTGAACCAGAATGCAATTCTCCTGATTTATACTTTTCCATCTCGAGCTTAACGCGTTTACGCTTTGCTTTTTTAGGTGCAGAAGGTTTTAGTGTAGGCATTATTTCTTCTTCTTTTTCTTAACAAGAGTCTTTAATAATTCTTTGTCTTCATGAGATTCATGCTTGAATGTTTCAATATCACCTTTAATATGCTCTACTATTTTTCTCTTCAAAGGCTTTTTTTTCATTCTTGTTTTCATTATTACCTCACTTTTTACAACGACATCTACCCTTACATGAGCATTGAGCCATTATCAATCCTTAGATTTATTGTGTATTAAACCGTTTGCTCAGCTAAAAGGCGTTATAACTGAGCAAACGATTAGTAATAGTGACTTAAGCAAGTCATCTTAATGCTACATAAGAAGAATTAACAAGCCAAGCATTCAGTCTTTTTTGAGAAGGAACGCGATCGTTTTTTTGCTGCAAAGATTCTGGTGTTTTGAGAATCTTATAGGCAATCTTCTTAAGCTTTTCATCTGGTCTTATTTGTACTGCCATGAATACCTACCAGTTAGTTGGCTTGGTTATCGTTGATATAGCCGCTGCATCTTCACGCATTGTCTTATCAACTTGCTCATAAAGATCACCAACGCGATGTGCGTTCATGGAAAAATATTCACCATTACCAAGGTCTCTTTGCAAAGCTCCCATAGGAAGACCGCAAGGCTTGGACATATCTTCGTGAATAAGATCACTCTTCATGCCATTGTTCGGCATCATTCGGCGAGTCTTGTATTCGCCTTCATACTTTCTCTTTGCCATAGGTGGCCTCCTTTCTGAAACTGTAGTCTTTAAACTACAAGGGTTAATAAACGCCTCTAACTGAGGATTTTCTACCAATATTCGTATCTACTTTTTCGCAAAATTTCTCGCGTCGATGTTGTTCTTTTCGGGCCCGGAGCAAAAAAACAATTATCAGGAGTAAAGTCTTTTTCTTTGTCGTGACGACGCAATGACATATTGTCTTTCCAACCATTTTCCAAAGCCCACTGGTAAAATACAAGGAACTCCTTAGACCATTCCTCGCATACCCTTATCCCTTTAAAACCTACCGATTTCCATCCCTCATTATTTTTGTTATAGCAAGATGTCTTCATAGCATCCCACCGTCGGTAAAGAGGATGCTTAGTAAAACCATGAACCGTCTGCTTCGCCTTTGCTTCCTTCCTTGCCATTACTATCCTTGATTATTTTCAGTTGCCCCTTGCGCGACAGCTGCTTCCTGCGGCCGTAAGGGTTCTGTAGGTTTCACCGTTTGTTGCTCTGCTAATTTCATAGAGTTAGAAAGAGTGATCAATGTTTGCAGATGTGAAAGATCAATAGTTTCTAATTCTTTAAGTATTTTAACCTTGTTTAAAAGAGCCAACTCATCTTCTTTATTAGCTTCAGCAACTTGCTTTTGAGCCAATGCATGGTTCTCTTCAACTCGTGAGATTCTTTCATAGGCAAGTCCTCGGTCAGCTTCACTTCGCGCATGTGATAGTTCAGCCCGTGCCTGCATTTCCTGCATCTGAATCTGCATCTGTTGTTGCTGCATTTGTTGTTGTTGTTTTTCGGCATTCATCATCTCCTGAACCAGGTCATCTTTACCTTGAATAGTCGCTTTACTAATCATGGCTGCATCTGAAATCTTAACCCCAACTTCCCTCAAGTGTAGTAGTTGTGCAAATTCCATTTGCTTTTGTGTCTCAGTGTTAAAACCAAGCTCTACTGCACAATGGTATTTACCAAAAGCTTTGTTATAAAAAAGGTCAGCTGGTTGTTCACCTTCTAAGATTCTTTGCACCTTCCCTGGGGTATAGTTAGCCTGGATTATATTCATAATTCGTTCACCCAGCATATTTTGCGACAGATCAAGACGATCAAATATTGGTTGCTGAGCAGTAAGTCCTGCTCCTTGACGTAGAGCGGAAAGGTAACCTGAGGCATTATCTTCCACGATCTTACCCATGTTCTCTTCAGATAGGCCGGCGCAGTTATACAGCTCCTTATCAAACACTTCCTGTAATTGGAAAAATGAAGACGGCACTTGTGGTGGAATAATAGGCTGAATGTCAGTCATCTGAGCTTCATCTTTGATAGGGATAATGCGTCCCTGGCCGGTCTGGAATAAGTGCTTAACGTCAACGGGAGCATTTTCCTTAAAGATCCAGCCAGAGTTAACTTGTGATTCTAGTAAATCGGCTGATAATATAACTCGTCTATTAAAGAGGATCTGAGGATCACGGAGGGATCTACATACACCTGATATACGCTGATACATATAAGGCATAGACTTATTATAAAAACCAATGACAGGAATAAATGGGTAGTCATCGATACCGAGCGGATTTTCGCCATCGTAAAACACTTCATCTTGTATCATAATGGCCAACCTTATGGTTGGCACATCTCGTTCTGTTAACTTAACTTGTGGGTTGTCTTTCATAAATCGATCGATGTCGATCTTTTCATTACGCGTGATATCAATCATTTCACCCGTATTTATATCATACAAGAACTTAGCGCGACGATAATCTCTGTACCAATACTCGTCATAGGAAACGCGATTTCCTTGCGCATAACCAAAGGCTTCTGGCATATACTGGAATTTTCCGTCTCGCGCCATTCCCTGGGGGTTCCCCTGAAGAGCCATTATTCGTTCATATTGATCTTCAGGCATGATTGCAGCGGCAGCTGAGTGAGTCATGTAAGAACGGCGCCAGACGAACGATGCATCTGAAAGATCTGGTTTGCGAAAATAAGGATCAATCATGAATTCATTGTAAGCGAGGTTATCAACTTTAATATCGCCATTAAGAGGATCTTGCGTGAAGTCTAGGTATACCTGGAGCAGGTTCATTCCCGTGATACAAGCGCCCTGATGAAATGCTTCTGAGATCATTTCATAAACATTTTCTCGCTTGTATATATGCATAAGTATTTTAGTAAATTGATCAGCAGTTTTTTGATCGCCATTTTCAAGAGGAACTACAATCGTACTCTTACGATTACGGCGTTGGTAACCTGAGATCATATTGCATATGGGACGAACGCGATTGAAGTAGTAAGAGTTGGTTGATTGCGTAAGCGTATTGGTATTAAGTTGTGCCATAAGGCTCTGATCACCAGCTTCAAGGCGAACATCAATGTTTCCCTGAGACCATCCAATAGACCATAAAGACAAATTACGTGTGTAATCGTTATCCATCTTATTTTTAATAGCGCCAAAGTTCTGCGATGGCAACGATTCTGGAGCTCTCATCAACATAAATAATATCCTCTTAAAATGTCTCAATAATAAGAAGTCTAAGCGAGAATATTAAAAGAAAACAAGAGAGAAAGATTAGTCGTCATTTATTTATGCATCACACTATAAAAAATAGCAGAAGCTATTATCACAAAAAGTAATACCAAGAGTAAGTTAACTAGTGCATCCATTACATCAAAAAATTCCATTATTATACCTTTAATAACGATCATACCGTGGATCGTGGTTGAATATTGCTTGCTTAAAATTATTCGGGCCGTAACGGGCCTCCGCTCTTTTCCTATCAAATTCCTCCGCTGTTAAACCTTTTTTCGTCTTGTGCAATGACTGGCACAAGTAGCGCATACTATCCGCATAGTCAGAATGTGAGTCATGTACGGGCTTGTTTTTATACACGTTCTTATCAACATCGAACTCGCGTCGATAGTTTTCTAATGCATTGATGAGTGATTTACATTTGACTGCATCAATCCACATCTTGGGAAAGTGAGTCCAGACGTTTTCAATACCATCAGCAACGGTAATTTGCTCAAGAACCGTAAAGTTAATACCCAGATTGCGTGCTTTCTCATGGCGAGTGATGGCGCCACCACCCCATTCGCGAACCATCAAGTCATGCGGGGCGAAATATTTCCCATAGTTATAACCTTTCTCATTCAACACATGCACATAGTGATCAAGCCCAAGGCCCGTATTACGATAACAGTCGATAATACGAATGACGGTGTTATCACCAGCAGTCTGAAACCAAATCATAGTGGTCGCATCATTCACTCCAATATCAATGGCAACATGAGTAAGCAGACCAGGATCATGGGCGACATGTGTTATGCGACCCTCTTCTTTGGCTCGCTGTAAATACTTACCGTAATACGAACCATCAACACCACGATCAAAACTACATTCGTATTCCTGAGCAAATAACTCAGGCGACATTTGTTGGCGTTCCTGCTCAAGAGCTTCTGCTGAGATGTGATTAATATCAGAAGTCTTTTTGTGCAGAATAAACCAATCCTGATAATTCTTTACTGCTTCAATCATGGAATAGAAATGGTTCTTGCCATAAGGCGTTGAAAGAAAGATAACTATGCCATCGTTGGCTGCAAGTATGGGACGAACGGTATCATAAATAGCGGGGCTCATGTAAGCGTATTCCGAAAGTATAACCATGTAAGGGTTTGTGCCTCGTATAGCCGTATCATGAGTCTCACCGCCAAGACACTGTAAAACAGACCCATTGATAAATACTATCTTCTGTTCCGATACATTCACTTTGGCAATGAGTCTCTTGGGTATGTAATCGATAAACTTTGTACCATCAATTGCTATCGCTTCAAAAATACAACGCCGCGCTTGCCCGAAGGTAGGCAATACATATTGCACCAAGCAAACTTTATTTATGCATTGGCGGAATGCAATATTCCAACCAGTGATGTCCTTTCCTGCACGGCGGGGAAGAATTACCACAAGCTTCTTAAAGCCTTTGTTGAGAGCATCTACAATATCTTGCTGGTATGGTCGTGGATTGAACTTGGTCAGATGTATTACGTCTTCTGGGTTCATTTATTGATCTTCAATTTCATATGAAAGCGATTCGATCTTTATATATTCACTAGGGGGAATTTTTACTCTTTTAATGATCCCACCACTCTTTACGCTTAAAAATTTAAAGAATGCATTATAATAAGACATCCTAGAGTGTAAAGAACTTACCGCTAATCCATCTGCAAGCGTAGAATTAAGAAGTGAATATATTATATAATGTTCATTATCCTTAACTCCTCCTATAGTTCTTGGAAGATAATCATAATGGCTTCTATCTCGATCTAATCGATTGATACCAATTCTATAATTTCTTTTTGTTTCTGCATTCTTATAAAGATCAAAGAATTCATCTTTATAATGAAATAAATCTTTCTTTGATAAATCTTCCCATGAGGCAAGACTCCCAGGAGAAATAGTAATTTCATTTACACAACTCTTTCTATCTCTCAAAATACAACAGCACTTCATACTTTTATCCCATAATTCATTTATTGATCTTCATAGAGTCACTACCAATATAAATATTGCCACCAGCGTCTGAGTTCTTATCACTTCTCACTTTAAGATCCACTTGATAGTTGTCGTTCGCAACCCACTCAGGACCATAAGAATGAAGCCTATGCTTTAATGCTGACCAATTTTCTTCAGCATGAGCCGCCCATAATCTTTCAGAAATTCTGCTATTGGCAACATCCTCCGCCTCTTTAAGATCGGGATGTCGTTTAAGAAGTCCTTGCCGAGTTGACCAGCCAATATGATATTTAAGATAAAACTCGGTAAGAGATTTCTCCATTGGATTATTGATAGGCCAATCGGGAAGCTCATCTATCATATGCTCGATAAGAGAACGTGATATTGGCATCTTCTTATAACTGAAAAAGCAGTCTGGATCAGGCTTATATTGACGCACTGTTGCTGGTTTTTTTTTATCCGTGTTAGTTTTAACTATTTTCTTCACACTAATTCCGTAATGGTAATATAGGTCCGTGGATTGGCGTCATAGATCTTTTTCGCACTAACTGATGCAATTATTTTATCATCTTTCCAAATTATGCCGGTATCGTTAATGGCATCAAAAACAAACTTTTGTAGATTATCTATATCAGCAAACTTGGAACACCACTTGGTTGACTCTCTTTTACGCAAAGAAAAGGGAATCTGGATGAAGAAGTTTGCTTCAACGTGCACTGGTTTGGTGAATTTTGGTGAATTACCGTGTTGCTGTAAAAGATAAAGACCAAAAGCAAGTTTTTCATGCTTTTGTTGGTCGTAAAACTTTTTCTTATGTAGTCCCGGACGTTTCCAGGAAATAGGCGAAAGGTTGATCGTATACTCTTTAAATAAAGCCATCTTATTACTCCTGCTTACTAGGGCTGAGTTGGGTGGATAATTCGCATTCTAGTAAGAGCGTTAAGATAAAGCAAATCAGTCAAAGCTTTCATTAAATCCTTTACCATGGGCCAGAATAGAAGCAAATATACTTGCGCCAGCAATCAATTGACCCGGCTTAGCAAATAAGTCTATTGCACCGCGTTTATTTTCTGCAACTTCCTCTGGTTCAGGGAGCGATGGTGGTATGAACAACTTACGAGATTCCGTTTTTTGAGGTTCTTCCGTACTAATTCTATGAAAAGAGGTAAGTTTGTTTTGTTCAAAGTAATTCTTCTTACGAATTTCCTTCTGGTTTTTCAGTTCCTTATCAAACCATGGTTGATCTTCATACCGATCATCTTCCATTTTCTTCCATTCTTTTTGCAAAAGCTGATAGTTATGCCCAAAAACGGTATTACTATCAGTAAGAGATTGACTATATATATAACTCTTATTTCCTTTAACTATAATAGGTAGCTCATTTTTTTCATAGTTGCGAGTAGAAGCGGACATAGCTAAAGAAATAGAACAGAAAAAAATCTTGAACATTTCGTACAATTTATATCGTTCGGCAACGGTGATGGTCATTTTATATAAATTTGTTGTTTGGTAGGTCAGTCCATCAACAATCTTAGAAGGCAGATCACGTCTAGCCTTAGTCATCAAACCCATACCGCATAATAAATCTATAGCACGCTTTACCGTACTATTTGATGTTCCCGTTTTATTAGCAATATCTGCATGAGAGAAAAACATAGAGGGGAGATAGGAGGATCTTATTAGGAAGAAGTAAAGAGTCTTCTTTTTCTTGTATAACTTCGTAAGGTTGAACTGTAATTTTAGAGAGTTTAAAAAAATACGATCGTTTTCGCATTTTTTTTGAACTTTTTCTTGCTTTGTAATGTTTTCTTGTGCTATCATATTCTTCTATTGTTTCGATGAGTCTTGGTGGACTACTAAGGTACAATATGAATAACAGCTGTTAACTGTTACTCAAAAAAATTCAGCGTTAGCTACTGGCTAACGCTATTTTTTTTATTTCAATTCACATTTGAAGTATGTACTTCTATTTTAATTTCAGCAAGTCTATTGAATAATATTAGTAAATTTTCCTTTTTCATCAGTTTTAAAAATATATGACCAAGACATTATATCTTCTAAATCAAAAGACAATTCTTGGATATACTGTTCACATTTTTTATATCTCCTAAGAATATATTCTGTTGGATTTGATTGTGAAAGTAATAAAGAACACTCGTCCTCCCATATATTTTTTAAATAAAAATTACCGTTATAAAGATCTATCTTTAGATTTTTATTTTTCTCATAGGTAAGTTTTGCCTTAATACAAAAATCAATAATCATAGGTCCACATTCTTCTACATCAGAATGGCATTTGATATCATCAGGTAAATCAACACATATTTGTAATATGACTTCCTTACCAATGGAAGGAAGTGAATGGTCAGCTTCTATCCATCGGTCACTTCCTTCTATGAACTCAATTAATTTTATTAAATCTTTATCGGTTTTAAAAATATCTACTAATATTGCTTTTCCTCATAAACTTTGGTTTTAGCAAGTTATTTTAATAATCTATTGAGCTTCAGCTTCATATTCAAGGCAAAAATCTATACATTCCGCTGAGTATGGGATGCCACCATTCTTTATAACAGCCTGTAACACATGTATGCATTCAGAGGGAGTTATCACCTTTTTAAAGTGAGCTCTTTCAGTGTCGTTAAGGCATGAAATTTGTGTTACAAAAAACATTGCCGCAATAATAAATATTTTTTTCATCGTGATCCTATTTCTCTTCGTCAACTATGCCAAGCTTCTCTTTTAGCTCTTCAAGTTTTTCCCTTTTTCTACGTTCTCTGCGCCATCTTTTTTCAAAGGGCAATTGATCCATGAAGCTTTACCGCCGTTTATACTCCTACATCTAACAGAACAAAACCTTGAAGAAGATATTTTATCTGCACGGCATTCGTAAACTTTTCCACACAACTCACAATTTTTAGGTAGGG